TAATATCTTGGATTTTTACATATATATCTTTTTTTTTAATTTCTGTTAATTTATTGAGATAACTAATAAACTCTCTTTTATTCTTTGATTTATCACTAAAATCATTTATAAGAGTATGTATTTTATTTTTAACAACATAAGTGTCCTTATCAAATCTCTTTTTTTTATCCCATATTAGTTTTGAATTATAAGCAGAATTAAAACATGTATATTTTTGTATATCTTCAGTTTTTTTTAAATAATTGCAGGGAATATCTTGATTCTTTATAGTTTTCATTTTATTAACAAAGACATTAGTTCCTATAATAATATTTGAATTCATTATGTATTATAACATATATATTAATATCTTATATATATAAAAAAATGATATATTAATATAATAAATAAGATATATAACATTCAATAAATGAATAATCATATTAAATTATTAAATAAACTATGTGACATTTATGAAGATAAATTAATATATCGTACTATTATTGTAACAAACAGCAAAAAAGATAGTAATACTTTATATCATATTTTAAACGATGCTCATTATTCTGCACTTATTGTTAATGAAATTATCGAAGATATTAAGTATAATGAATTAGATAAGAGAATCATTATTATTTCTCATAATAAATTTATTAAATTTGTAGAACATTTAAATAATAAATATGGAATCGATAATTCATCATATAATCTCATTTTATTTTCTGATAGTATTAATTGTGAGCAAATTAATATGTTAGAAAATTATTATAATAATTTATCAAAAAAAGTTACATGTTGTTAACAATATTAACAAGAATATATATTATTATTTATATGTTTATTATTTAATTCGTCTATGTATTCATACCATTCTTTAATAACAATTCTATAAAATTTATATAATAGAAATTCTGTTGATTGTTCATATACTGAACATTCTATATAATTTTTATTTTTTTCCAAGTATTTCTCATAGAAAAATTGATACATTTCCAATACATTTCTTTTATATTTATTTATAAATGACTGTAATTCTTTATTATCATTTAATATTTTATGAACGGTAATATCTGTTTTATTATTTTTAACTGTATTTTTTATATATTTTATAACATCGAATATAGTGTTTAATATTTTTTCATTATATATTTTGTATGTAAAGATGGTTTTTAATTCATCTTCTGTAATATTTTTATAATCTTTAATATTCTTATTATCTATAATTAAAAAATCAAAAAAATATATAGAATAATATATATATTTGTGATTGAAATCTATGAATTTCATTTATATATATATAATAGAATAAATGAAAGGTATATTTCATGAACAAAATATATGAAACAAATATTAGAAATTTAATAAATAATTTACCTTAATAATAATAACCTAGTTATATAGTAGAATGAAAAGAGGAAATTTCAAAAGTTCTAAAGGATATACCCGTTCTTCATCTAAAACTGATTATAGTGTTTATATATTATTAGGTTTATTAATATTATCATCAATAACATTTATATTTATATCACAAAAATATAATAGTTCATATGAACCTTTTGAAAATGAAAAAAAGACAAGAATAGAATATTATTATAAGGATGGATGTCCACACTGTGATAGTTTCAAGCCTATTTGGGATTTAATATCAAATGATAAAGAATTATTAAAAATCGTAGATTTTAAAGAATATGATTTGAAAAAAGACGGAGACAGAGCTTCTAAATTTTTAATCAATTCCATACCTGAAATAATTTCAGTAAATATAAATCCTGTTACACCAGATAAAGAATTAAAAGAAAAGTTTGAAGAAGATAGAACAGTAGAAAATTTAAAAAAATTTATTAAAAAAAACGCATAAAGTAAATTTTTTATATATAAGATAAAAATATATATATTTATTAAATGGGTGCTGGGTTAATACAATTAGTTTTATCAAGTCAACACGACCAATTTATTACACAAAATCCACAAATAAGTTATTTTAAATATAGTTATAAAAGACATACTGCATTTTCAAATGAAAGTATAAGACTTCAATTTAGTAATAATACGAATTTAAGTACAACAAAACAAAATACTTGTAACTGTGAAATAGGAAGATATGGTGATTTATTAAGTAATGTTTATTTTGGTTTTACATTACCAGCTATATATTCAACAAATAAACATAGATTTAGGTGGGTAGAAAATGTAGGAAATGTTATAATAAAAAGGGCGACAGTAACAATAGGCGGTGTAGAAATAGATTCTTTAACAGGAGAATGGATGAATATATGGAATGAATTGACATTAAAAGATGAGAATTCTAGTAAAATATTAGGTAATACTAGCGAATTGATAAATCCAACATTATTGCAACCTCGAATAAGTGTAACAAATAATCGTTTTAGTTATATATTTTATCCAGAAGCAATTTATAATAATGGTGATAGTCCTTCAATTAATGAAAAAACAATCTATACACCACTAAATTTTTGGTTTACTCGTAATCCATCACTTGCTCTACCATTATTAAAATTACAATTTTCAGAAATTAATATAAATATAGAATTAGAAACAAGTGAAGTTTTATATCAAGTATATTCAACAATATTAGAAATATATATAAGTCCAAAATATTATAATCAGCTTCATGGTGAAAAAATTAATATTACAAACTTTTGCAGTAATTCAAGTTCTAATGAAGATGTTCCAATAAAAGCTTTTATTGAAGCAAATTATATATTTTTAGATACAAATGAGCGTAATTCATTATTATTATTACCAAATATAAAGTATTTAGTAGAACAAATATCATTTACACAAGAACTAGGTATAAAATCAATATTAACAAAATCAATAAATAATAATAGTCCCACAAAAGAAATTATTTGGACTTTAAAAAGAGACGACTATTTAGATTTTAATTATCATAATAATTATACTGCTACATATGAATTTAATGAACAATTTAAAATATTAGAAAAAGCTTCTATTAAATGGAATAGAAGTAATTTACGCGTAGAAGAAAAAGATGCAGATTTTTATAGTTATGTTCAACCATATCAATATCATTCTAAGATACCTAAAATGGGTATTTATTGCTACTCTTTTTCTCTTTTCCCTGAAAAATTACAGCCATCGGGAACATTTAATGGTTCTCAAGTTAAAACAGAAATATCTGTAACAGTAAATAATAAATATAATAATGATTTTATAAATAATAAATTATCATTAAAATACCTACCTTTAAAAGAAAGAGAAATTAGTTATATTTTAGATATATACACAATAGGATATAATGTATTTGAAATAATAAGTGGTGCAGCAGGAATGAAATTTACTATTTAGAATAGATAATAATTTATTTTTTTATTATATAATTTATAATTAGTATATAAAATGGATTTGATGATATTAATAGTGGTATTATTAGGTGCATTTTTATTGTATTATTTAATAGAAACTATTCGATCTTTACATCAAGAGATAAAAGAAATTAAAAATAAATGTGTAACAACAAATGATGGAAAAAATAATGATATAAATTTTGATACTAAAACAAATGATCCTGTAAAAGGAATTAATGATATATTAGTTAATAATTTAAGTAATTTAAAAAATTATTTTGATATAAATAAATAAACATATTTATATATACTTTTATTATATGCCACGTAAGACTAAAACACCAATAGAAAAAACTGAAAAAAAATCAAAAAAAAATTTAATGAATACTATGGTAAAAGATATATCTTTAGATAACGAAGATATAATATTACAATTACCAATATCAGATAATGATATTAATAAGATTAATTCTAATGACATAACATATAATAATGATATATCATCTACAAATAATGATAAAATTAACGAACCAGTTGCATATGATCCAACAAGCTTCTATATAAATGATAATTTAGAGATAGAAGAGGATAATTTATTTAATATTGAAAGTGTTGAACAACCAGAGTTAAATCAATATTGTGTTAATATAAATTCTACTAATAACTGTTTTTGGTGTTGCCATCCTATTAAAAATAATATATTTGGTATGCCTACTAAATATAACTGTATTAATGATACATACTTAACTTATGGAACTTTTTGCAGTCTCCAATGTGCGAATGCATATAATTTTTCAGTTCATTCAGGAACAGATAAAGTATGGGAAATAAATAGTTTTATACAAATGCTTGGTAAATGTAACGGATATAGAGAACATATACGTCCAGCACCATCTCGTTATTTACTAAAAATATTTAATGGTAATATGACAATAGATGAATTTAGAAATAGTCATGTTAATTTCGATAAAGCCCATTTACTTAACATTCAACCGATGATACCTTTATCTACAAGCCATGAAGTTATTAATACATCATATCTTAAAAATGTGATTGAAAATATTAATTATACTAAACAAAAACAGACAAATAATATACCTCTTAAAAAGAATGTTTCTAAGAATACTATTGATAGCAAATTAAATTTAATAATTTCTTAGAAAATATAAAAAATGATATAAAGAATATAATATACAATTTATTTGTATATTTAGTATGGAAGAAAAAAATAAAATTTATTTTACACCATATAGAATATCTACTATTACTTGTAATGCAGATATTGGTAATGATATTAATCTAAATCTAAATGTGTTATTTAATAATTTAGAGCATTATGAAGATAAAGGAATAATATGGATTCAATATTTAAAAGATAATATTGACATTACGAAAGGTGTTTATCCTAAAAAGAAAAGAAAGACAAAAAAAGATGCTACTAAAAAGAACAGATTTGATAATCAAGTTACAGTTATTTATAAATTTAATGACCTATATATGCCTAATATTAAAATTTTTAAAAATGGCAATATTCAATTAACAGGTATTAAAGATACAAAAGATACTGAAATTATTGTTAATAATATTATTAATGATATTAAAAAGATTTATATTATTGATAATACAATTATTAAAGACGATGAAGAAGATGTAAAAAGAAATAAGGATGATATTATTGAATCATTAAAATATCAAAATTTTAAAATTAGAATGATTAATAGTGATTTTAAATTATTTAGTAATAAGGAATTAACAGAAAAATTTGAATTAAAAAGGAAAGATGTTCATAGAATTTTCATATCAGATAAGTATAATAATAAATGTAGTTTTCAACCTGGGATTTATCAAGGTGTAAAACTGCAATATTTTTGGAATAAATTTTCAGATAAAAAAAATGGCAATTGTTCATGCCCTGTTCATTGCTATGGTAAAAATAATGGTGAAAATATTGGAGGCTGTAAAAAAGTAACTGGTGCTTTATTTGAAAGTGGTAGTATTCTAATTACAGGAGGTATTAGTTTAGAACAAGTCGACGAGACATATAAGTATATTTGTGATGTATTAACAGAAAATATGTCTGTTATTAGAAGACCTAAATTTAATATGGTATAATATGGTATAATTACAAAAAAAGAATTTTATTTTTATTTATTAAATGGGAAAAAACATTTATTTTAAAGATCATCCAGATTTTATACCCAATCTGACACCTATAGAGATGTTTAATATAGGTATTATGGGAGGATGGTATTTTAGAGACATTAAATCTCCTATAACTGGTAAAGTTTTTAAGAATCGTTTTAAAAAATATGATTTTCTTAAAAACATTCCTAAAGAAAAATATAAAGGTGTTGAATATAATTCTGAAATTAACAAATATAAGGTTAAAGTTGGTTCATCATATGAATTCTGGTGCGAACATGGGTGGATAAAAGAAGATTTAGATCCATATGGATGGATTGAATGGTATATTAATTTTTATTATGGAAGAAGATCATATGATGATTTAAGGCAAATTAGAAGATGGAAATATGTTGCAGGAGAAAGAGGCAGATTTAAATTACAATTACAGAGAATGATAAATGAAAATAAAAAAGGATTAGCTATTAAAGATATAAGCCCTAAATTAAGACAAATATTATTACACTGGGGTTATGATAGTAGCAGGATGCGTAAAATCGTATAGACATCTAATATATTTATTTTCCTCTATGATAATATCTTGCATTTTTGATAAATTATTTTTGCTATTTAATGAAAGATCGTCTTTGGTTATGTTTTCTATAATTGTATTTTTTATACACATTCTATATGATATCATAATCATCTCTTTTTTATGTAATTCATATATACAATTTTTACAACAATCCATATAATCTAATGTTGTGTTATGTTCTTCTTCTAATGTTAAAATATCACAATATATTGGTATATTCATTATTTTTCTTTTATTTTTATTACATACTTGACATCTTTTCATAAAAAAAATAGATTTAACATATTCTATTAAAATGTTCATATTTCATATTTAATATATATATACAATATATACTTTATATGTATATATAAAAATTGAATGTTTTTATAACAATTTAACTAACAAAATGCTGTCAGTTTATAATACTTTGTCATTTGATATGATTACTAAAACAACTATTTACAATAAAAAAGAAAAGAGCGACGAGATTGATATATTTGTAAATGAATATTTAAAAAAAAATATAGAACAAGGAGATAATCCAAAAAAATGGGATTTTGTTAGAGAATATACAAGAAAAATGAAAATAAGTGATATTGATATCATCGTTAATAAATATAGTAATGATGAAATAGTGAATGAACTAATTAAATATTATTATGAAATTTATGATAATATTGAGTTTGTTACAGAAGAACATATTAATATGATTGAGAATGTTTCTGATATTAGTATTAAAAAAAACCTAGTATCTCTAATATTATTTAATACTATTACATATTCAGCTTTTCTATATTAGATAATTTCAATATTTATTTTTTAGAATTTTATATATTGAAAAATAAATAGTACATAATTTAATATATTTACATAATATATTAACATCTCTTAAAATTTCAAAAAAATAAAATTATGTACTATTTTATATTCTAAATAAATTGTACTATCTATAACTAGGAGTATTATTACCGTATCTGTTATCATTACGGTCATCATAAGGTTGAATGTTTTTTGAATAGAATTGGTCTGAATAAGACATACTATTGGGAATTACTTTAGGTTGTAAGTAATTCCCACTCCATTCATATGTATCAAGAACATCATTACCAGTATATAATCCTCCGTTAGTTTGAGAAGGAATATTTGTAGCACTTTTATCAATATAAGAAAAATTAAGCATCTTTATAATATATAAAGATATAAAGATTTACTTAAAAATATAATTATATAATAAAAGGATGAGTAAAAGAAGTAATGAATTTGAAACAGATGTAACAAAAAAAGCTAAAATACAAGACGATAAGGATTTTGTAAAAGATGGTCTTTCAACAGAAGATATAAAAAAAATTGTTAAAGCAATTCGTTTTACAATTGAATATTCTCCTATAAAAGATGCTGCACTTATAGATAAAATAAAATCAGAATATAATTTTTTTGCAACTCGCTATCCTATGCTTTTTGAAATGGCATCAAGATTTGATAAGTTTGATTATGAAAGTTTTGATTATATGCTTGATATGAGAGAAAAAATTATAAATGATGATATTACTAGTGAAGAAGCATCAAAAAAAGTAGGCAATGATTGGTTTAATAAATATAATCCAATTAAAAAATAAAAATGTGTACTTTATTTTTATATAATATAAAAAATTGATATAAGATTATAAACTATTATATATTATACAATTAGTATTAATTCGTCTATCAAACACATTACATTATAATGACTACTATTACAGAAACTCAAATTCCCAAAAATCTTTATGAAATTATTGAAGAAGTTTATACTACTTATAAAAAGAATGGTTCTGAAACTAACGAGAATAATACATATTTTAACGTTCTTCTTCAAGTTATCAAAAAATACCATTTCTGGCCTGCTATGCAAATTAAAAAGTTTAAAGGAAAACCAAACCTTATCCTTCTTCATAATACATATAAAAATATTAACGGTAATTCGTATAAAGAATTATACGAACAGTGTCGTAGTGTTGTTCTAGATTTCAATCTTTCATATAATAATAACGTTGTGGTAACATATGCTAATTCTATTCCTGATAGAATTAATTATGAAAATTATCTATCGATTGCATCTGATACAGATAAGATTTATGAATCGTATGATGGAACTATGATTACGGTTTATAATTATAATGATGAATGGCAGTTTGGAACATCAAGCTGTCCTGATGCAAATAGTTCAAGATTTTCTCATCCTACAAAAGCACACGGTAATATGCTAGATGATATTCTATTTGAATATTATCGTAATAATTTTACTGAAGAAGAAATTCATAATGAATCACCTGATGTAATTTCTTTAAAAATTAGAAAAATGTTTACAAATAACCTAGACCCTAATATGGCTTATGAATTTGTTATTATTCATCATGATAATAAACATATTATTGATTATTCTCCTACATTTGGAGATAATTACAAAGTTCTATATCATATTAATACAAAAGAAAGAAAATCACTAGGAGAATTTGATATCGCTTCTGTTGCAATTCCTGCTCTTCAAGAACTAGGTGTTAAATATCCTGTTCAATTTGCTGATAAAACAGAGGCATATAATTTCATGATTTCAATCCCAACGTGTTATGGAATTATAGTAAAGAAATCAACGGAGTCTGGAACAAAACTATATAAGGTATCAACCGAAAAAATTAATTTTCGCGAAGAAACAGACCCTTGTAATCCTAATGTATGGATTAATATGCTTATCGTATATATGAAAAATAATGCAAATTATCATATTAACGATTATATTACACATTATGCTAGTGATATTGAATTTCCAGTAGATAATCTAGGAAGGTCATTAAACCCTACATATCTAATTCATACAGCAATTAGCACTATTAAAGATAATCTCTTTAATCTATATGTGTCTACAACAACATATTATAATTTTCATAAGAGATTTAAAATGAATAAAGAGCTTGATAAACAATTTTCTCCTATTATTCAATACCATCTTGCTCAACTTCGTAATCAACAAGTAACTATTTATACAGATAAACTTATTACACCTGCAAATGTTTATTATTATCTATGCCAGTGTAATAGTGTTAAAAACATTAAAACTCTTATTCAGTATTTTGCAACATATAATATGAATGATATGCCATATATCAATACTATGTCTCCTAGAACTATTATGTGTTTCACAATTCTTAATAGTCTTCTATCATAATTTTAACATATTATGATAATAATCCTAATATAAAAAAACAAAAATAATATTTTTTACTTTTTAGAAATATATTTTATCCATTTTCTAAAAAATATTTTCCTTGTTTTCTTGACAGCTTCGGGATGAAACTGTATACCTATTATTTTTTTACTTTTATTATAAGCCATCCATATTTGTTTTTTATTTCTTATTACTATTTTCCAATTTTTAGGAATACATGAAATATAATCAAAATGAGTAAATTTATACATCTTTTTACTTACTTTAAATGGTTCTGTAATAATATTACTAGTAATATGCTTTGATTTATATTGTAAAGATGATATGCATTTTTTACTACCTAAATTTTTAACTAAATATTGATATCCATAACATATACCTAATATAGGAATATTCATATTTAATAATTTTTTAGGTAATTTTGGTAATTTTTTTTTATCATTTAATATCATATATCTAGAACCTGATAAAATTATACCATCTATTTTATTTTTGATAATATACTTTATTATATTTTTTTTACTCCAATGAACAAAATATAATTTTACTTTTTTATCAAATGACCTATTAAAACGGTACTTGTATACTGAATTATGACCAATTGTCATTAATATAATAAGAATATTTACCATAATATTCTTATTATAATAATTGTTAATATTATTTATTTTATAAGTAAAAAATATATAAAAGATAATTTTAGTATAAATAAATTAATTAGCCTTTTTATTAGACCATTCTTCTGAAATAATTTTGAACTTTTCTTTTGGATTCATATCAGGATTATTGATTTTTAATTCAGCCATTTTTTCTTTCATAAAGATATTGTATTGTGATAGAGCTTTTTTTGGTTTTTCTACACCATTTGCATCTAGTTTAGATTTAACTACTTTTTTTACTTTATATGTTTCATTATACACTTCTTTAACAATAGCATTAAATTCTTTAATAGTATAATCATTTTTAGAAACATCTACTGTTTTGTTAAAAAGTTCCATAAAATTAGAGGTTTTTGACATTAGTTAAAGATACTTTTATAATATGGTGTTAATATATAATAACACAACAATCATTTTTTTATTTTTTTGCATATTTTTTGCATTTTTGAAATGTTATAAATATAAATAAAAAATGATATAAATTAATTACATTATATAGATATAATGTTTCGTAATTATTCATTTGACCCTAAAAATCCTTCAAATAGTCATACATTTGAAGTCCATGATATTGATTTATCTATTATAAATGGTATCAGAAGAGTTATTCTAACTGATATTCCAATTGTTGGAATAATTGGAGAGACTGTTGATAGTATTGATCCGACTGTAAATATTCTTGTAAATACTTGCCCTCTGCATAATGAAATTATTACACATCGTATTGGATTAATTCCAGTTTGTCTTACAGAAAATGAAATAGAATCATATGAAGATGGTTCAATTATTCTTGAATTAAATGTTTTAAATGAAGGCAATAAGATTGAAGCTATAACTACAAATAATATTAAAGGTAAGAGAA